GAATAACCACTTCCCTACTGACTATCAATCCTTTATTCACACATCACGATATGCAAGGTGGTTAGATGATGAAGGCAGAAGAGAGACATGGCCTGAAACTGTTAGTCGTTATATAAAAAATATAGTTGCTCCTGTTTTAGATTTTGACAGAACGGGAGGCCATCCTTATGATGACATAGAGCAAGCTATCTTAGGCTTGGAGGTTATGCCTTCTATGAGAGCACTTATGACTGCAGGTAAAGCTGCAGACAGGGACAATACCTGTATCTACAACTGTAGCTATCTACCCATAGATGACCCTAAGTCTTTTGATGAGGCTATGTTTATACTTCTCTGTGGCACTGGTGTTGGCTTTAGTGTTGAAAGACAGTTTATCAAAAAACTTCCAGAAGTTCCTGAACTATATGATAGTGAAACTACAATCGTTGTTAAAGACAGTAAGGAAGGTTGGGCTAAATCTTTTCGTCAGTTACTGGCTCTTCTCTGGGCAGGAGAGATTCCTAAATGGGATGTTTCAAGAGTGCGTCCCGCAGGGGCAAGACTAAAAGTATTTGGGGGTAGAGCCAGTGGTCCTGCACCTTTAGTAGACTTATTTAACTTTTGTATTAACACATTTAAAAAGGCTCAAGGACGTAAGTTGTCTTCCTTAGAGTGCCATGATATCATGTGTAAGATAGGTGAAGTAATTGTTATGGGAGGAGTAAGGAGATCAGCAATGATTTCTCTGAGCAACCTTTCTGATGATAGAATGAGACATGCAAAGTTTGGTTCTTGGTGGGACAATGATCCACAAAGAGCACTATCAAATAACTCTGTAGCATATACAGAGAAACCAGACTCACTTTCTTTTATGAGAGAGTGGATGTCTTTAGCAGAGTCAGGGAGTGGAGAACGTGGTATATTCAATCGTGAAGCATCTAAAAAGCAAGCTGCTAAGTATGGCAGGAGAAACCCTGACCATGAGTTTGGCACTAATCCATGTTCTGAAATCATACTTAGGCCATATCAGTTCTGCAATCTTACAGAGGTTGTGGTCAGGGCTACAGACAATGTTGACGATCTTAAAAGGAAAGTCAGAATTGCAACTATACTTGGAACTATTCAATCAACCTACACCAAGTTCCCATACCTGCGAAAAGTGTGGAACAAAAATACAGAAGAAGAACGACTGTTGGGTGTGTCACTCACGGGGATAATGGATAATCCATTATTAACTAGAAAGAATAAAGGACTAGACAAAACCTTAGAGGAATTAAGAGATGTATCTGTTACTACTAATCTTGAATTTAGCCGCCTTTTGGATATACCCCAAGCTACTGCAATTAGCTGCGTCAAGCCATCGGGAACTGTCTCTCAGTTGGTTGACTCCGCAAGTGGCATCCACCCTCGTCACAGTCCATTCTATATCCGTACTGTACGCAGTGATAACAAAGATCCTATTACAGCCTTTATGAAAGATCAGGGTGTGCCTAACGAACCAGACGTTATGAAGCCAGATGTAACAACTGTCTTTAGTTTTCCTGTAGAGTCTCCACAAAAAGCTATTACAAGAAATGATCTTTCAGCTATAGAGCAGTTAGAGACTTGGTTAATCTATCAAAGACATTGGTGTGAGCATAAGCCAAGTATTACTTGTTCGGTTCGTTCTGATGAATGGTTAGAGGTAGGGGCTTTTGTTTACAAACACTTTGATGAGATGTCTGGTGTGTCTTTCTTACCACACTCTGACCATACTTATCAACAAGCACCCTATCAAGATATTGGCAAGTCGGAGTATAAAATGTTAAAATCTCTAATGCCAACTAATATTGATTGGACTAAACTCTCTGACTATGAAAAGGAGGATACTACCTTGGGAATGCAAACAATGGCCTGTTCAGGTGACACATGTGAAGTGGTGGACTTAGTATGATAAAAAGAAAATTTAGTAAACAACTGTATGATATGTTTGATCAAGCAGCTAAAGATAAACTGGTAGCCTACTTAAAATCCAAAGGGCATACCATCCTTAATGAAGAAGAGAACTATAATGTAGATGTAATTTCTCAAAAGAATGGCTATACTTATTTCAATGAGGCAGAAGTTAAAACTGCTTGGAAAGAAGATTGGCCCACTCATTGGGAGGAGATTAGAATACCAGAACGTAAAAAGAGGTTGATAGAAATGTATGAAGGAGAAAATGGTGTGCTTAACTTTTATGTATTCCGAAAGGATCTTTCAAAGGCTTGGAGAATAAAAGATACTCTTATGTCTCTTGATTCTTTAAAAGAAGCAAGTGGTAGATATATACGAAAAGGTGAAAGGTTTTTTCACATCCCCTACAAATCAGCAGAAATGGTAGAAATGACATGAGTACAGCAACAGATAGTTTTAAAATAGTAGATATGCTTGATGACAGAGAAGATGAACTAACTAAAGTTTTCTTTAGTAGTGATAGTGTTAATAGTCCACCTCACTACAACTCAGGAACTATTGAATGCATAGACTACATAAAGCAGGTGTTAGGTCTTGATGGGTTTGCTTCGTATTGTCACGGCAATCTAATCAAGTATCAACACAGACATCGATATAAAAATAAACCAATAGAAGATCTGGAGAAAGCAAAATGGTACTTAGAAAGAATGATAGAAACCCTCAAAGAAAAGGAAAGAAAATGACTCCTCAAGATCAAGGAAGAGTTGCTTTTTCTACAGGCAAACTGGGTAATCCATACCCAGTAAATACATCTCGTAACAGAGATTGGGAATACGGTTTTAATAACGAGTATTTCAAAAACCTAGAAAGGGTGAAAGCAGTTGAGCAAGCAAGAAACAATAACACTAGCAGAGGAAGCTAAAAAATATACTAGAAGAAAACAAACCAGTAAAACAATGAAGCCTCTAACTTCAAGAAGGTATCTCGCAGGACAGGCTCTCTGTGGGATACTAGCTTCAGCTAGAGGCTCATTTAGAATGGAAGATGTTAGGCGGCAAGCCTATGAGTGGGCTGACTTTATGTTGGAAGATGATTAGTTAATCACCAATATCTAAACTAGGTTGTCTTCTTTCAGACCTATCCATATCTGCTATATGTATTAGTACCTGACGAAACTTTAATTCTTGTGGTATGGTTTCTGCCATAGACAATAGTTCGGCAGAGGTATTAAAACTTTTATCTGTATCATACTTTAATATTTCATTGTCTGAAATATATTTTGCTGCAGCATTGAATTGATCTCCACCTAACTCAGCTATTTTTAGGTGATATAGGTTTCTTATATATCCACCTGCTTTTACAGGAGATCTTTCTCTAAGAAGGGTAAATCTTTGTTTATACATTTCATTAGCATCACCTATTCTAGCTTTAACAAAACCTTTTAATAATTCTTTTTTTACTGATGGATCAGTCAATTCATTATAGGTCTTACCACCTGCCTGTAATGTCCTATGTTTTTCATTGTCAGCCCATGTCAAAAATAAATCACTTAGGTTTTGGCTCAACCATTTTCTAACACCATAGTCTATCATTGGGTTTGCATTTGTTCCACTATCGTAAACATCCCTTTCGTTTATCTTTAGTTTATTAAACTCTCTACCTAGCTTAGTTAGGGTTGGACTAGCCTGAACACCAGTAAAAGTTTTCTTTAAAGGATTTATACTTGCTATAGGTTGATCATATAAAATACTATAGTATTTAATATCTCTGTTAGGATCATCTGCAAAACTTTGTCCTATTTGAAGGAAGTCATAGTCTGGCATAAACCTTGTTGCTTGTTGTTTAAATACACCTCTAGGAGCCTCTTGTGTTCTAACAAAGTCTTGTATTTCTAAAGGTCTTGTGTAAGGAGTGCCTGATGCTTCGTAATTAATCTGTCCTGCTAAATCTCTGAAAGGTGTTAATGGATAAGTAAAAGTAGAAAATATATTACCAGTTAATTTAGCTAAGTCACTTTCTGCTTTTGGGTCTACTCCCTCTTCTTTAAAAATATTATCTATTAATGCATTGATACCTCTGTTATCAAATCCCATATCACTAAGTCCACCAAGGACTGTTCCTAATTCATTTATATTTTCTTTTGCACTACCTGCACTTAAACCTAATTCTTTTGGTGCAA